GGCAGACGTGTTTAGGATGGATGAAGGTGAGTTTTCATTCGGTGGTGGTGTGGGTTACAAGAAGGTTGACAACATGCTCAATATTGTGTACCCGTCGGGCGTTGCTGGTGTCACTCAGTATTCGTTCGCCGCTTGGGCAGAGTGGTTGAAAGCGACCACGGTTACCGTGAGTTACCGTGGGTCTCTTGTCGATTTCCGGTTGGAGTTGTCTCAGCATCGGGGTCCTTTCATGTACTGTCGTCTTGTCAAGCTTGACACTAGGCAGAAGGGAGGGGTCACGAGGCATGCATTGGAGATGCCGTGGTCTGAAGGGAAATACATTTTCTCTTATCCGCGCTTGACTTCGGTCGTTGCAGATCCAAATTCTCCGGAATCGTGGGAAACAGTTGATGAGGTCGTTCCGCAGATGGTGATCGACAAGTTGTATTTGTATGCAATGAGTGTCGATCAGAGTGAGTTCACGCCAGAGATGATTCTCAGGCGTGCGTCGAAGATCGACTCTCGGATCATCACGTCTGGTGTGAATGTGAGAATCCGCGAGCCTTTGGAGCCTAGGCTGGCTGTTGAAATCACGAGTGCCGTATATTCGAAGGCGTTCGTTTCACGTTACGAGTCGGGGAAATTGGGTACGGATTTGATCAGGGAGTTGAAGAGCGCTGCTGGGTTTTCGCAGATGTCTCATTCGCGTAGATTGGCGATCGTGTTTTCGTCGATCGTCGATTCGATGGTGCCGAGTTCGGTCAGGTCTTGGTTTGCGTCTTTCAGATTGCTGCTTGCCAAGTATGTGTCTCTTCGCAGGGGAATTATTGTGCCTGAGTTTGTTCAGGCGCCGAAGTTCATACTGTTTGAAGAGTACAACGGGTGGCTTTTGAGAGCTAAGCGTAACTTGTTCGCACGTGTTTACGGTGGACATGTTAGCGTTCCTTCTTTGCGAGGGGCTTCCGCCGCGGTACTTAGTGCGAAGGCAATGGATCGCATGAAAGTGGTTGAGCTCGACCTGGGAGGTGCTGTGCCGCTAACGCAACCGTCGGGTGAGTTGCACGACGACATTGTCGACACTTCGCAAGGCACTGAACCTAGCGAGGATGTCGTCAAGATGGTTAAGACGGTCGCTTTGGAAGACGATGTTACGTCGAATCCATTTGGTAGGTTCGACCTGCCGATGCAGATTCGGGTGCCAGAAGTGCCGCAAGGTCACGACGGTCCTGAAAGGTTTGACCGTGTCGCCGATGTGCCAGGCACTATGAATGAGGTGGCGGACAAGATTTTCGTCGGTCTGGCTGAGCAGAACTTCGAATTGGATGGTCCTAGTATGAGGTTTGACCCTCAGCATCGCGATATGCATGCGGAGTATTTGGAGCATCCTATCGATGATCCCGTCAGACCCGTCACTGCCAAGGTGTTCAAGTCGAAAGTTCTCGGTTACAACGTTGAGAAGAAGTCTCAGACGTTGCAGGAGACGCTCACGTCGTTGAGTGCACGCAACATGGCCGCACCGGCTATGAGGTTGGAGAACGATGAAACATCGCGCATTCTCGGTATATGGGATAAGCTGGTAGATTCGGTCTTTGCCAGCGATGCGTTAGAGAAATTGGAGGGTTTCGCGCGCGATAAGGTTGCGTTTGAGGAAGAGTTGCTGGCTGAGTGGGGAATGAAAGCGAAACCGGAGAATGTCAAGAAGGTGTTACGCGAGGCACTCATGGGTTGTTCGTATGAAGATGCACGTCCTTGGGAGTATGACATTCTCATGAAGTCGGATGCTAAACCTCCTTTGACGGTTAAGCCGCTCAAGGAGGTCATACCACCGCAGATGATTGCTATGAACCAGAAGCACGCAAGCGCTTTGATGAGTAGCATTTTCCGTGTCATGTCGCGAAGGTTTGTTTCTTTGTTGCGCCCGGAGATCATGGCCAATCTGTTGAAAGACACTGATGGTATTCGCGATCACATCGCTGCCAATCATCCGTGGGGAACAGAAGGTCTTGTGTATCTTGAGAACGATTTCAGTAAGTTTGACAAGTCTCAGGACCGTTTCTCATACATGATCATGCAACATGTGATGCAGAAGTTGGGTTTCGATGATGAGTTGTTGGACAGGTGGCTTGACGCAAATGAAAGGTGCACTTTGAGGTCAATGGCGTTGGGAATTATTTTGCACACGAGGTGGCAGAATAAGTCTGGAGGTCCTGCCACCGCCTTGATGAATCTTGTCGTCAACATGTCAGCCACTGTCACTTGTTACGCCGGCACTATTATAGTGTGGGCTGCCTTTATGGGTGATGATTCGATCGTTTGTTGTAAGACTCTTGTTGCATCGCAGAGTTCGTTGCAGATGATGGCTGAGGTGTTCAATTTTGAGGCGAAGTTCTTCGTTCTCAAGCATCCGTACTTCACGTCTTGTTTTATTCTTTTCAACAATGAAGACAAGAAGGTGTATATGGTTCCTGATCCTGTCAAGAAACTCCAGCGTTATTCGGTCTCGGTTACCGCTGCCAATCCTGCTTGGGAGGATAAGGCTCGCAGCGCGAATGAGACCTTGGTTGCTTACAGGCATTCCACCGATTTGGTCGGTTTGTCTGATGCAGTCCGTGAAAGGTATGGCGTTGCCTTGGATGTTGATTTGTTGCCGCTGTTTGATGCGTTGGCGACTCTGTCTTCTTCGCGTGAAGATTTCAGATCGTTGTATGACGAGAATGAGACGGTTTTGCCGTTGTAATCTCACCACTATCG